TGTCTGCTGTAAGTGGTGTTGAGTGATATGATCTTCCAAAGTCTCCAAACTTTTTTATATGTGTTTTAGCTTCTGGAAAATTTTTAGCAGCTTTAATATATTTATTAGAAGCTTTATCTAATGACTTAACAAATTCAGGTTTTTGTTCTGCCCAAATTGGCGTTTTAAAATGATTATGAATTTCCATTATTTAAATGGATATCCTAAAGTCCACATGACTAATGAATATCTTGTTCCTTTCGTTACTGGTTTAACTCTATGCCACATAAATGAGGGAAATACAATAATAGATCCTTTTGGTAATATTTGTTTACATTGTATTAAATGTTTAGATTCATCTCTCATGGGTGGGTCGTAGTTTCTCAAATCAAATTCTAGTTCTCCTCCTTTATATTCTGAACCATCTGTAAGTTGACAGGTCATAGACAACTTTCTAATCTTACCATTATCAGGGCCTTTTCTTTTATAAGGACTACAGAAACTATCACAGTGCCAATTATAAAATTGACCTAGTTTGTATTTAGTAAACTGACAAGGTTGAGACCAATCAAATTGAAAATTCCACCCTGCATTTTTATTTGCTTTGTTTAAATAAGGTTGTATTTCTTTGTATATCCATTGATCATCTAACCAGACAACATCTGATTGTCTTTTTGTTTGAAGTTTTTTAACATCTTCATCTGAAAAAGATTTGCTATCAAAGTCTCCTGCTCTAGCTACCTTTTCTTTTTTATTTAATGCGTGTGCAATTACGTCATCACAAAACCTAGGAGTTAAAACTGATTCAAAATACCAATAATTATGTTCTAAATTCATATATCTTTATTGTCTGTAAGTCATTTTTAAAACAAAATTTAATTCTTTATTTTGATTGTTAGTTATAAAATACATATTTGATGATGGAAAAATAATATACTTATTGTGTGTAAGATTTACTTTCCAATATTGTTGTTTTTTTCTATTATTATCATACAAAATCGTAACATAACAGTCTTCTACACCTACTCCATATAACATTGTGTAATCTGCAGAATCTTTTAAAGATTCAAAATTTATATCCATGAAAGGCTTTGTTGTTTCATTAGGTTGAAAAATAAACCCTTCTCTAGTTTTACTCAAAACAGGTATATCATGTTTAGCGTTTAAATAGTTTCTAATATATGTGTCTAGTTTATCTAAACTTTTGGACATTGGAAACTTTTCAGTAAAAGTATATTTAAATATATCAAGAGCCAATTCAGGTCTATTAATTTCAAAATACTTAGGCATGTTAACGTCGCCAAAATACAAAGCTTGTTCTGTTAATACTTTCTTTTCCATAAGGAAATTATTTTATAAACTATTTTTATAAAAAAATCAATTGATCTAAATCAATTATTTAGAAACCCAAGAACTTCCGTTCCAATCATATTTAGTTGGCGGGTCTTCTTTGTCGTTAAATTTTGACATCTCCCAACCTTTACTATTATTAGATTGATATAGTTCTTCATTCCAATGAATTCTATATTCAATTTCAGACTCACCAGATCCTTCTGATGTAATTGAAGGGTATGTTATAGGGGCTACCCATGATGCTGTTGCAACATTTTTAGTCCAAGATACATAAGGTTTTTCGTGCCAAAATATATTATTAGTAGAATCATATGTTCCACCTATTGAAGCATAATTACCTCTAAAAGGAGTTTTACTATTATTGTGTTGATTGCTGTGTGTATTGTAAGATGTTTTAATCCATTTTTCTGCAGGCCAATTATTGTGAGTTTGTAAATGAGTTTGACCAACTGATTCTGTTTCAACGCCTTCTGCGTTTTGTGTAACAGAGTCTTCCATATAAAGAACTTCTAAAACTAAACCATTGTCATCTATTTTTGCAAAGTGTGCCATATTATTGAAACCTGTACCTTATTACTACTTTACCAGATCCACCGCTTCCGCCAGTAGCTCCTCCAGTAGCTCCTCCGGCGCCGCCACCGCCACCACCTTTATTTGTTCCACCTTGACCACCCGGTGTAGGTGCATAAGGACTTCCTGGTCCTCCACCACTACTTGCAGAGCCACCGCTTCCGCCATCAGCTCCACCACCGCCACCGCCAGCATAACCTACTGGACTAGCTGTAATATTTGAAGTAACTCCTCCGCCACCAGGTCCACCATTAGATCCTGAACCATTATTACCAGAGTCAGTAGCGCCACCGCCACCGCCTCCACCGTAAGAACCTGCAGATCCGCCGTTTGTTCCTTGAGCTGGAGATACAGGTGGAACATTTCCACTTCCACTACCAGCACCTGGATAACCGCCTCCGCCGCCGGATCCACCTTGACCACCGGTTCTTTCTCCTGCATATCCTGATCCACCTTCACCACCACCTGTCGATGTAATAGATGAAAATACAGAATCACTTCCTTTTGCACCAGCCTGTGGAGTATTACTACCTCCGCCACCAACTGTTATTGGATAAGCTTGTGCACAAACTGCTAATGCTGAAACTCCTGATGCAGGGGGTCCTGCAGTATAACAACCAGAAGCTGCTCCAGAGGAAGCTCTAAAGCCTCCTGCTCCGCCACCACCAGCATCACCGCATCCTGCGCCACCGCCGCCACCTCCAGCGATAACCATATAATCTACTGTAGTTGATCCACTACAACCAACAATTTTACCTGCACATGTAACAGTAAAAGTTCCAGGACTGTTAAATACGTGAATTTTAAAATCTCCAGAAGTTGTTATAGTTCCACCTGTAGCTGCTACAAAACCAGGCCCATCACCACCAGAACCAAATCCTAATATTTGATAACCAAAAGATTTAGCTTTTTTATTTTGTATATTTCTAGTGTTCTTACCTGGTGTAAGTCTATTTTTAAGATCTCTCATATTCTATTCCTTATGCGTCGTTAGCAGCGCTTGTAGTATAGAATAATTTAATTCCTAATAATCTTGCATCCGCAGTTAAACCGTCTGCGGAAACATCTCTTGATATTTGGAAAAAAGTATACTCATTAGCGCCTGGTGATCCCGCTATTGTAACTGCTCCACTTTCTGCTGCAACATCTAAATCGTTTGATGTTCCACTATGTGCTTTTGCTGTTGCAACAACTTGTGTTCCAAAAGCTGTATTTAAATCTCCACTATCAGCTAAAGCTACTCCGGATAATCCCCATGCAGTAGTTCCTGTGTTTGTTGATGTTGCTGTAAAAAAAGCTTGAAAAGTTACTGTTCCTGCATTCCATGATTTAGGAAATGCAACAGCAAACTGTGCAAACTCATCAGTGTCTTTGTCAAAATCTAAAACTTTTAATTCAGGACCATTTGATAATTCAACTTGTGCAGCTTCTGCACCATTTGTAGTATTTCCATACATAGCTGAAGATGGAACCCATATAGTTTCTTTTCCAGCAATTTTAATTGCACCTGTAGCGTCTGCAGCATCTACTGCTTTAGCTTGTCCAGTTCCGTTAGGAGAAATAGTAATATCTCCATTAGCGGCATCTGTAATTGTAATTGCACCTGAGTCAGTTCCTGAATTTGTATCTAAAACTAAATCGTGTGCTCCACTAGTTGTAATTGTTGCACTAGCAGCTCCTGTTCCAAAAACTGTTTCTCCAGTTCCTTTTGGTTTGATAGCTATGTCAATATTTGAATCACCACCTGTTGCAGATAAAGTCGGATCATTTCCTGTAGCAGCATTTGCTATTGTAAATTCATTTACTGCAGAACCTGTAGCTGTAAGTAAAGCTAATTCATTTCCGTTAGTATCTAATATAGAAGTTCCTATTTTAGGACTAGTTAAAGTTTTGTTTGTTAAAGTTTGAGTTCCAGTAAGAGTTACATCACCAAAATTTAAAGTGTAAACATCTGGGTTAGTTCCATCATTACCTGTAGCAAATACAAGTTGGTCACCTTTATCTGTTGCAGAAAAAGTAAATGTATCTCCTGAACCTGATGCATATTTAAATTGTACCGTATAAGCACCTGATGTTGAATTTCTTAAAAAATAAAATGTTTGTGCATCTAAAGGAATTGTTACAATTTGATTTCCACTAATTGAACCAGTAAATTCGATCATTCTGTGAGACATAACTGCTCCAGTTGATCCATCAGAAACTGAAAGAGCTGTAGTTTGTGCACCACCTGCTATAGATTGTGCAGAAAATCCACCTGAAATTTGTTCGATAATTTGTAAATTAGTATTAGTTTTTGTTCCCCATGTTCCGGCATTTTCTCCAGTTGCTTGAAGTTCTATACCTAGTGGTGTGTATGTTGATGCCATAATTTTTATCTCCTATGCGACGTCACTATAACTTGTATTAGAACCTGTGTCAATGGCTTGATATGCTTGTATACCAAAACCTGTAGCAGTTCCTAATTCAGCTAACGAAGCAGTTGCTTCTATTCCTGTTAAACCCATTACATCTGCGGGTGTTAATGTTCCTACACTAACAGTTGCTGAAACTCCTGTCAATCCAATAACATCAGCAGGTGAAATTAATCCAACAGAAGCTGTTGCAGAAAGTCCTGTCGGTAGAATGAAAGGATTTGATGTTATGTTTACTCCATCAGCATTAAGAGTTGTTGTTGCTGAAACTCCTGTAAGTCCTATTACATCTGCAGGACTAATTGATCCAACAGAAACTGTTGCAGATACACCTGCTAACCCAATTACATCTGCAGGACTAATTGATCCAACACTTGCTGTTGAAGATACACCTGTTAGTGCTTGTGTTATATCTCCAATTATTGAAGGTGACCCAATGCTTGCTGTTGCAGAAACACCTGTAAGTCCAAGTATGTCTCCAACTACTAATGATCCAACACTTGCAGTTGCAGATTGACCTTCTAATAATATATCACCTTGAATGCCCCATGCATCATCTCCCCAAGCTGCTCTGTTCCATCCAGTATTTATTTCCGCTGTTACTGTAACTGATCCTACTGCTGTTGTTCCAACACCGGCACTACTTAATGTTACAGCTAAACCACTTTCTCCCCAGTTTTCATCACCCCAACTATCGGATCCCCAACCTTGTTCAGGGAAAGCAGCTACACTTCCAACATCTGCTGTTGCAGATACTCCAGTTAAAGAAATTAAAGCTACACCAGACTGCCAAGAGTTAGATCCCCAAGTATTTTCTCCCCAATCACTATCTCCTATATAACTAATGCCACCCATTCTAGAGTGATTTGTGCAATAGTAAAAAAGAATATCTGGAGCATCGGCTGCTACAACTATTTGAGTGTATGCTCCTGAACTACCGGGAGTTCCACTAGTTGTTACTCCACTAGTATACTCACTTCCTCCACCATGACTTCCGTTATCTGTTGTTGAAAATCTTAATGGGTGATTATTGTTAGAGCTATCTGATTGATCAAATTTATAAGTTCCTCCTCTAGAAAAAAGAACTGAATCTTGTGTTACACCGTTTATGGCATATTTATTACCACTTGCCGTGCTTACAACGGTTACTGTGAATGTCGTGGTAGACATAAGAGTTTACCTCCTATGCTATTCTAATTATAGCGTTAGATGCGTCTGCTGTTGGAAATTGAATTGTGAAAGTTCCACTTGTTACAGTTTTGTCACCACCAAAAGCGATAACTGCTACAGCTTTGTCAGATTGTGTATCATTATAAATTAATGCACCGTTTGCTGTAAAAGATGCAGAAGAAAAACTTACATCTGCAAAGTCACAAAAAGCAGTAGTTCCAGAAGTTGTTGGTGTAACGCTTGTTAGTGCTGCTCCACCTGCAGAGTATGCAGATCCCGATGTGTTTGAAATTTCGTTTGAACTTGAATAAGCAGTTGTGCCTGCACCTAAAGATGCTGAACTTGTATATAAAGCTATTTTAAAAGCGTTTCCACTTGATGCTGTAAAGTTATGTGTACCTACTAAAATTTCTTGTTTGAAACTTGTACAAATTGCCGATGTTATTGCCATAATGTTTATCT